GATAAGACCAGTAGGACCAGTCATAGGTTGAACGCCACAAATATCGTAAGCGATCAAGTTAGGCATAGAGCGACGAACTAATGAAATTAGTACTGGATCGAAAGTATCGATCGCACCACCTGTTGCATTAGTAGGTGCAGCTTCACCTAATAGAGTTGGGGCATTATAACCACCAGAACCTGCACCTTGCGCACGTGCATCGAGTTCTTGGTTTTCTAATAATTGAGCAACAGTTGAACGCTTGTGGGCATCATTAATCTTTTCTAGATCGGGATGCTCAAGCACTGGTTGCCACTTAGTGATAAGACTATCAGTGTTTGACATTTTTTTGGACTCCTTTAGGTTAATCCTAATGTTGATTATTTATAATATTTACTTTTTTATACTTTTAGAAATGGCAGTTATGTATGAAGCCATTCCAGGATCAATCTGCACTTCAGCATCCTCTTTGATCTCAAGAGGTTCGTTATCAAAGTCTGTATCTTCTACAAGAGGTTTATCTTCTACAAAATAGTTTTCTTTAATAGTCTCAAGTTTTTCAGCGAAGGATTCTTCATTTTCAAACTCTACACCATCTGATAATGAAGTCAACTTAATTGCTTGAGATTCGGTTAATCCTTCAGAAACTCTGCTGAGTACGATCGCAGATTTTGCTTCTGAAAGCTCTTTCTTCAGATCAATATTTTTATCTAATTCCTCATTGACGTCAGTTTGTAGTTCTTCAACCTTAGCAACTAATTCATCAACAAGGTCGACTTTTTCTTCAGGAACATCGATGTAATTTTCAGTGAAAAGGTTTCTCAATCCCTGCATGAAATTTTCTTGGATTTCTGATGTAATGCCTTGCTCGACAGCAAGTACATTGTCGGTCATCCACTGTTCAACAACATATTCAAGATAATTATCTAATTTGTCTGCCATTTCTGACACCATAGACTCTTTACCAGCTTCGATCTCTGATTCCAAATCAATTGCAACAGTCTCTAAAAGTTCATTAACTTTAGAAACAACTGCCGCTTCAAAAATAGTAGTCGCTTTAGAAGTAAAATCTTCAGAAAGGCTCTCACCTTTGAACATTGCTGTAACATCTTCGGAAACGTCAACATCTTCAACTGAAACTCTTGGAAGTGACTTAGGTGTAACTGTTTCAGTTACGACCTCGCTAACTTCGTCATTTTCAGTTAATGCTGCCATAATCTTAGGCATAACCACTTCAAGTTGTTCTTGTGTTATCCCTTTAACTGCCTTTGAGATATCTTGGATAGCCGAAACTTTATTTAGCTTTGCCTTTGAACTTTCTGTTAGCGGAAGTTCATCAGGCGTGATGCCCTCAGGCGTTTGTTCTTCCGTAGAAGTAACGGATATTTCGTCTACGTCCTTCTCTTCATCGAGTAATGCGTTATCAGACATTTGGATTTCTCCCTTTATTTGAGGTTTGAATCAATTTTAAGTTATTTATATAAACGTAAGTTTTACTTAAGAACAAGAGATTTTAGGAAGATTTCGAACAAATCGAACTTCTTATTCTCGATATCCTTAGCGGTCATGCTGTTCATCGATGATTGCAGTTTTTCTGCCTCAATTACTTGCCATTCGTTTATTGTAGGATTAAACACCCATTCGGCACCTTCCATGATGCCTTCAACAAAGGCATTAGGTGCAGATGGGTCGGCGACAATGTCCCCTGCAGTGGCAAGATAAAAATCACCTTGTACCTCAGAAACACCTTTAGAATTCTGTTTCAATGAACCCATACCTCTAGAAGATACGCCTAAAGTGGCACCCTCATCCATTAAAGATTTCACTATCTTACCATATGGGGTTTCGGTCATAATTTTCGCACGACCAACATAATTGTCGCCATCACGCTCCAATTTTGTAATCATGTGAGAAACACGTTCTAAATTTATAGTTGGTCCTTGAGGATGACCCAATTCACCATATGCACGATTCTTTTTAATATAGTTCTCACTATACCGTTGAACTTCTTTATCTAGAACTTCAGTTGGGTAAACACGACCATTACGGTTTTTAATGTTACCCTGCATAAAAATGCCTTCGATAAAATAATTTTTGGTGCCATTTTCCTTTGCTTCTGTTAAGCACGTGACATCTTCGTTAATTTCTGTAATGAGTTTCATCTTTTATCCTTTAAGGTTTTGCGTCATAATAGTCTTTACTCAACTCATCACGAATTACCGTCTCTCCGGTCTTACGAACTGAAACGTAAGTTAGTTGAGAATTTCCGCCAGCAAAGGTGAATGTACGAATACCGGAAGCAACTATTCCTGGTGCATCAGTATATCCTGAAACGCCAGCTGTATCATACTCCCAAATACTATTTGATTTTGGAACAGCGACCCAAGCCATTATGTACCATCTTGAGTTTGTTCGGGTTCAGACATGAAATTTTGGGCAAGTTCTGCTTTTTTTATTTCAATCGCATCATGAACTTTATCCATAAGCATGGCATTAACCCCAGCTTTAAATTCCGATGCCTTTCCGTCAACTACCATATTTATTGCGTCTTTTGATGATATAACATCCATCATGTCACCTCTGTCAAATTAATCTTATACGTTTTACCGCTAATGTTGTTTAATAAGAACAATTCATTTTCACCTTCCTCAAATGTCCAAGAACCGGAAGTTCCGTCGACACTATTTCCATCACGATGTGTATTATCTAAATGAAGATCTCCAGTTTTTAGATCCTGTACAACTATTGCTGTGCCTTCTGATCTAATGGTTGCTTCATCACCCATATAAATTGTGTTGTCTGATATATACGCATCTCGTATTTTAAATTCAGCAGAACCAATATCGTATGTATCATTAGTATCTGGAAGGATATGAGTAGTCATTGTGCCGCCCATCTCGCCATTTACAGAAATTCCACCTGCCGTCGAACCGTCTGATAATTTTAATACTGGATTAGCTTGATCTGGATCAAAAAACAAATCGCCTTTATTTCCTACAAAATCTGCAGCAATCGAATTGCCCAATTTTTCTAAAAATGTTCTATATACAGTTGCCATTTTATTTTCTCATTTCTTGATATTAATCTTCTTCGTCATCACCAAATTCGTCATCACCAGAATTTTTTTCTATTTCAATTTGGTCATCAATTGACTGAATTTCATCTTCTGTCAACATTAAGACATTTTTCTTAATCCATTCCTTTGAATAATAATCCGAAGAAAATTGCTCGATATCTTGAAGAATGGATAAGCGATTTTGTAAAATTTCAGCTTGTTTCAACTCAGCAAAATGGTTGTCTTCAAGGAAATCATAAAAAATTTGAGAACGTATATTACTCCACTCTGTTTTAGTTACGATGCCTTTAAGTAATAATTGTCGTTCAAGCAACGTGCTAAACAATTCGGAAAACCGATTGCGTAACCGTGTGACGAACCTTGCGAATTTGATTTCATCGCGAGTGATCTCAGAGGAACGTCCTACATTAAATGCGTTGTCTGCTTCTAATCTAGCAACAGGAACATTTAATGCTTCATAAAGTTTTCTTCTAAAATACTCAACATCATCAAGTTCACCTAGATTTTGACCTCCAGGCAATGTTGTTATTTCAGTTGACCGACCACCCTCGCGACGAGGCAACCAGAAGTCTTCGAGCATGGTCATATGCTTACGATCATCACGAACATCGCCCGTTGTTGCATCGTAAACTAATTTATTCTTATGTTTTGCCATCATGTCACGAAGATATTGCTCAGCCTTCGCTTTGGGCAAGTTACCGACATCAATATAAAAAATACGACGCTCTGGTGCTCTTGCTAAACGATAAATGACCGTGGCATCTTCAAGCATGCGTAATTGATTAAGAGGTTTAATCGCCTTATGAAGATAAGAGAGTATAGCGGTATTGTTCTCATCATTTATACCAGAGTGCACATGACAGATAGAATCTGGTGCAATCTTTAACCCTTGATTTCCAACAGCAACCCCCTTGTCAGCATAAATATAATATTCCTGATATTCTTTAGGAATAAACATATTACCACTGCTTTGTATTTTAGGTGTCTTATCAGACTTCTTCTCACTGCGAACTTTTTTGATTCGTCGAGGATCAATATATCGCAATTCTTTTATTCCAGCACGTGGATTATTGCTATCGATCATGACATGATAAAATAAACGCCCATCAACATACCAATTACGGAATATATCATAACCTTTATTTTCAAATCGTAAAAGACCCAAAATAGAATCAAATTCGTTCCGAATCAATTCCCGAATCTTTTCTGGCATTTCTACATTATCAACTACAACGGAAACAGGTAATTGAGATTTATCAGCAATAATCGCTTCATTGATTATATCATCAATTGCACGCTCGCACTCGGGTTGTTGTGATATATGACGATAACGTGAAATGAGTGACTGTTCATTTTTTATAGAACCGTCTTGATCAATAGCTGTTCCGTAGAATCCACCATCTACGACATCAACTGCTGCATCATCATTTTCAGGTGGCGAGAAACTTTCTACCGAATCCGGCAGTTCTTCTTGCTTCTTTCGCCCTATTTGAAATCCGAACATTTCCATGAATTTTTTCCTATATTGAAGTAATGGGGAGGAATAAAACTTATTTATTGCCTCCCTATTGAATCACTATTTCATCTAAATTCCGCCAGCATTACCAGTGTTGCCGCCACTTACTTCCCAATAATCCATTTGGAATTCAACAGTAAATTCTTCAATACCGTCGGTTTCCCATGCAAGATCAATAGTGGATACGGAAGTTGGGAAAATACCAACCATGTTATACACTCTCAGAATGTCTCCGGTTTTACCGAATTGTGTTACTTGGGCATTACCTTTATACAGATTTGGTGCTGATCCGCCTGCTTGATTCAAATTTCCTTGAGCGGAATTGATTGCATGCGACCATTGTTCCATCGCATTGCGGACACTAAAGTCCTCATCATTAATGATGGTTGGTGTCCATGGTTCATATGTACGGTTTCCGGCAAGTTTAACTTGACGACCAAAATACGGCATATCAATCACACCTAATGTAGATGCTGGTATCGTTGCCGATTTACACATGAAAGGGACTATTGGATCTGCTGCGCCATTAATTGGATTGGTGATTTGGACTTGGAATAAAGAATTCCTTGCCCCACCTTGCTTTAATGCTCCAGCAAATTCGTTAATATTAAAAGCCATTATGGTTCTCCTTTATTTTATTTATTAACCAAATTTGCCGACAACTTCAGAGAACTCAACGCCAGTTCGCACTGCAACAAAGTTCAATTGAATAAAGTTAATTGAACGAGCAGGTTTAATGTATATATCGCCAATGAATTCATTGCGGTCAATAACTTCACCAGTATTATTGGTGTTGTCACAAACTACACGGAAGTCGGTTATACCACGTCTTCCCTGAACATCACGTAAGAACGGTTCAACCATATTACGGAACTGCGAGCGAGTAAATTCATCATTGAATTCAAATAGTGTGAATTTCGATGCAGTTGAAATAGCTTTTTCAAGCACAATAAACAATCTACGAACATTAATTCTATCAAAGGCACTCGGTTTAGCCAACATAGTCTTATCACCAAACAATACAGTACCTTGTCCTGGAAATGTAACTACAGGGTTAACACCTTTCTTGTACAATTGATCACGATCTGCTTTACTTGGATTATATGCCAACTTGATAGAATTTTTAATATTACCACGATTGAATCCTGCAGGAGACCACCATGGATCTCTTGTATTATCCGTTTGGACCATTAATCCAGCAGTGTCACCATTTAATGGGACATATCGATAAAGGTCATTATACTTGTCATATTGATATTTCCAGCCAGAATCCATTACAGCATAAGAAGAACTTGGTAACGTATTACGATATTCAATAATATCATCACGCTCTTTACCTGAATATGCTTTATTTTCGACTACGGAATCACGTTCAGGCGATATGACTGCGATACAGTCTTTTCGACTTTCAGCAATGTTGGTGATCAGATGTTTAGCAAGAGTTATATCAGATTCACCACCCAATAGAAACGATATATCTACATCTTCAGCTGACTTAAACAAATCGTAAAAAGGAACTTTTTGAGCTGCCGACACTTTGGCGCCATCATGTCCAAATTTAAGTCTTGTTGTTTGTGCGCTTGAGGTAGTATCAGAAAATGAAGCGTTTCCGACAACAATAGAACCTCCACTAGTTGTATGTGCCTTGTCGTTCCACCATATATAAGGAGATCTTTGATTGATAACTTCTTTATAGTAGTTACCAGCTCCTTGTTCAGTTTTCCCGTCAACTGCTAAAGATAACGTATCATATTTTTCAATAACAGTTCCTGGTGCGCCAGTAAATTCTCCACCCTCATCAACAACTACTATATGAATAGCATCATTGGCAGAATCATGGGCAGTGGCATATGCAGTGGATAACGGACTATTGTCAAATAAATCCGCATATTCCCAAGTACGAACTAACCCATTATTTGCCAGTGCCACGTGGTATGGCACTGGAGTGGTCATCGTAAGTGAGGTATTACTTATAGATTTTACAGTAAATGTTCCGCTATTAGCTTCCATTTCTCCATTTACTTTTAATCCTAGCGTTACTGTATCTCCCACTACAAACTCATCAAGCATCGCTG